ATTGACATTTTCCCGCACTTCAAACAAGTGATAGGTAGTGTCATCATAGTTTGTACCGATACCGTAGGACATGGGTCGACCAGGGAGATTCCATTTAGCCACTTCAAAGTCTTTGACCGGCAACAAATGCACTGGAGCCTTTCTATAATTCCAGCTATCAGTCAACATCTGAGCCACATCGCCATCATAAGTAGCCTTGCATGATGGTTTACCTACCATCCTCCATACCCTACGATTGACGCATAGGAATGATGGAGCCGCAAATAGTCTGGAAGGATCAAGATGGTTTGATGCTTGCTCGTTACCTACCAAAGTACCCCCGCCAGCCAAATTAATACACTGGCCGACCTTCTCGCCACTCAATGGAAGGCAATCGATATCGAAGAAAACCAATACATCAAGATCATCATGCCGATGAATTACCCAATCCATCCATTCGCCATGATCTAACCCATGAATCTTATGTTGACTGATTGGCAGTTTGAAGTGATCCATTACCTTCTTTTGATAATCCACTACTCTGGGATCGATGTTATCCCAGTAAAGTGAAAAGATTGCTGCGTTCATACTTCTACCTCATGACCTAACTGTTTAACCATTTTGTATGACCACTTACGGAAAGCCTCACGATGTTCTGCATCTTGCGGATCCCGGTCATCCCATATCGACTGGATCACAAACTCACCATCAGTATCAAAAAACTCAATACGCAACATGTTGCCGTCTTTGTCATAAATATCAGTTGGAATTAATCTCATTGCCTATCGCTCCTTGCTAAACCACCACTAAAAATATAAGTACCAGTATGGGTGAGTTTTGCCCACGGTGCTGCCCAAATTCTAAAACCATTCTCTCTTGCCAAATCACAGAAGTGATAATCTTCTGATAAGTAACGATTATCGGCTGGTGATATTGATGTATCAAAGATATTAGCAATCAATGTACCGACATCTTGCGGGTTGACCACAGTAAACATATCGTTAGAATACTTCGGTGCTACCTCAGTTAACTTTGCAATAACATCACGCTTAATTAACATAAAGCCAGTACCACCCTTTTCAATCTCGATGGGCTGATCAATACGGCCAGTCGCATCTTTCTTACCAATCGTATTGACTACAAAAGATCCGGTGTACTCATGCAATTTATCTGCGGGTACACCACGCAAAACTGCCGCATGGACTTCATGCCAGTTAATTTCTTTCTTGGGATAGATGCCACAGATCACATCCACATTGGCTCGTGCCATCTGCACGATGTCATATGGTTGCCAGCTAATATCAGCATCAATAAACATCAGATGACTACATTCTGATCTTAAAAAGTCATGAGCCAATCTGTTACGAGCACGAGTAATAAGCGACTCATTTAACATCATAGAGAAATTCATCTCGATACCATTCTGAGCTAACACTGCTGGTGTTGATGTTAAATTGATAGCGTATGTACCAGTACACATACCACCATACATTGGTGTTGCTATGAAGATTTTCGGTTTTTTGTCCATGGGTAATTTCCTTTGTAATGTTCTAAAGTTGCTTGGTTGCCTTGCAAATGCATTGCTTCGTGATGCGGTCTGACTCGATAGTTAATAGTATGTTCACCATTACAATCAAACTCTGGCAAGAGTTTAGCCATCTCGTTGTAAAACAAACGATCCATAAAAAATGAGTCACCAAAAAACTGATACGAATGACGCATTAAATATTTGCGTTTAAAACAATAGCAGTTTGTATCTACAAAATGGTGATGGGGCGAAAATACAGATTGCCACTTACCCAAGCTTTCACAATTGTCTGCAATAACAAAAGTACCATCTTGCCGGACGATGTTACGCAAACTATAAGCCCATTGCAAATCACGCTCTTGAATAAAGTTCACCAACTTTTCAACATGATCTGGCTCAAACCAGTTGTCTTCATCCAAAAACAAAATGTAATCTGCATCAGTCAGCATTGGGAACGCTGCATAGATGCGGTGTCCGTTGTAGCCATCATGCCCAGTATTCTCGGACAGATGGATTACTTTGGTGTTTTTATTGAGGACAAACTCATTGTCGCATCGACCATCTACCACCACTAAATGCTCTACTTCAATGGTCTGATCGGTTACGCTATTAATGGCTTGTTGCACATGCTTTGTGCCAATTGTCGGTGTAATTACTTGGATGCGCATGATACCTCCTCAATTCGTTTTCCAATCCAGCGCATAACTGGTACTGCCATACTGTTACCCATCGCTTTGTAGCGTGGCCCATCGGGGCACTTTGGTTTGATGTTGGTGTAATCATCGGGAAAGCCTTGCAAACGCTCACACTCAACGGGTGTCAATCTGCGTACTGCCATCTGTTGCATCAACTTGGGACCACTGGTATTTGTACCACCGCAAGCTTGGGTTAAGGTTGCAGTTACATTACCATCGATCGCTTGGTTATACACATCGACTGCGTATGCGGTTGCGGTTTGATTGTCGCCCATGTTGGCACGAAGAGTAGGTGTACCATCCCGAACAAACCGAGCTGGGCTACCTTCACGCTTGGCAATTCCAGGTTCAAAGCCATAAGCCACACCATGCACACCAGTTGCATTCAAAGTGTACATTGGGCCATCTTCAGTAAATCCATCTCCGTTACCGCCATTCTCGGGTTTACGGCCGATGGTGTTTTCAGCTAGAGCAATTGGTACATTACCACCACCAGTACCCCAGCGTGCTAATACAGTCGTGCAAGTATCGCCCATCTCCTTGACTCGTGAATCGGTAGGATGGTTCTCGTAAACAATCAAGCCTCGCCCATCTTTGATATCTTGGTTTCCGAATCCTTTGTAGTCTCGAGCAAGGAGGGTTCCGATTGTATGACTGCCATCTGGAGAGCTTCCTTGAGGAGCGGAGGCAACACCTTGTTTCTTACCTCGGCTCTTCGGAGGATTCCGGCGCAAGCTTTCGGACTCAAAAAGAACCTTTGCGGGACTGACCCAGTCTCCAAGACATCCAACAACGAAGACTCTTCTGCGTCTTTGTGGTACTCCAAAGTATTGAGCATCAAGCACCCGATAGCTGAACCCATACCCGAGTTCGACCAACGCCCCGAGGAAGGAACCAAAATCCCGTCCTCGGTTTGAACTGAGGACACCTGGCACGTTTTCCCATACGCACCACTTGGGTCTAAACTTGTCAAGAATTCCAACATAGGTAAGCATGAGATTGCCTCTGGGGTCTTCAAGCCCTTTACGCAATCCAGCGACACTGAAAGATTGGCAAGGGGTTCCTCCAACGAGAAGGTCAATTGATCCATTTAAATTCCACTCCTTATATTTAGTCATATCCCCAAGATTGGGTACATTTGGATAATGGTATGCCAGTACTTCACTCGGGAATTTTTCAATATCCGAGAATGCGACTGGCGACCAGCCAAGGCCATGCCATGCTACTGTGGCAGCCTCGACTCCGCTACAAACCGATAAGTATTTCATTGTTCTCCCTTAAAAAACACATCTAAACTTTCTACTTCATTAGGATCTTCCCAGTTATCCGAGTCACCATAATCGCCTCTCGTTGCACGAAGACGCTCATCGTGTCGGTATCTTGGTTCGATTGCCCACCATGCACTACTTGCCTCTCTGTATTCCACCCAGTCATCGTTGACTACAAACAATGGATGGTTCAAATCTGTAATATGAATGCTATCTAAAAAATCTCGGTGCGGTATGTATTTACTTCTAAAATTGCCATCAGTTTTAACTAGTTTGACTCTGTCTCTTGCGCGTATAAATCTTTTGTACGCTTTGATCTGTTCTTCAGTCATCTTGCCCTTCTTGTTCTAAATGTTCGGAATTAAATATTTCTAAGCTTACTGGCTCTTTACTAATGATGGAATTAATGTACGCAATACGCTTGATGTCGACCCCCAGTTTATTGGCTAACTCACCCTCGCTCGGATCACGGCCAAGTTCTTGGGATAACATACGCTCGGTGTATTTTACCCGTCTAATCTCTTCTGTAATATTTACTGGTAAACGGATTAAGTTCTTGGTATTGGCAACACCCCGATTAACATCGTAGTGTATGAATTTTTTGGCATAAGAGGCAAACCGGATTTTGCCCATCGGTTTCCAGGAGCGGGCTGCATTGATCAATGCCTCATTCCCAAAAGACAGTAAGTCTTCCATCGGCATATTGGAATGCGCCCAGTTGGGCATCTTTTTAATGACTGATACTACAAATCGTAAGTTATGGGTTACCAGTTTTTCCAAGGCACGCTCATCACCTTGGGCAATTTTATCGGCAAGCTCTGCCTCTTGTTCTCTGGTTAATGTGGGAATTCCATAAAGTGATTGTAGATAATCAGTTAACGCATTCTTGCGGTTTTTCAAAATGGGCTATCTCCAAACTGCTCTACCAGCCCATTAAATATTTGGGAAGGTGTGGGGTTTTTTATTTTTGGCAATACAGTCAAGGTGCATCCCGATTGGATGTAAGGTTCACACTCAACGCGGGACGCAAATTTCCGTATCAGTATACCACAATCATACACTAAGTAACGCAACATATCAAATAATATTCTTGATCAATACAAAATCTTTTTTAGGTAAAAAACGCACAATACTATCAGTCGGTTCAAAGTAAATAATGTCTTTGCCAAACCAGTAACACGCTAAGGTTTTAGTTCCCTTGGCATCCGTAGTGTATGCCTCGGGCAAGTTCTTATCAAACTTACAAGGTTGATCGGTTAAGACAGTTACACCACCGATATGGTTCGGTGCTTGAGCATAATCGGTAGCGTAAGCTGGTACGGCCGTGGTTAGGCTGAACGCAACAATAAGGGTAGATAGTCGCATTAGTAATCTCTTTCCACGCAATGAGTCGCACACTCAAACCAATACTGCTCGACCTTATCACGCAATTCTATGGGTGCAGTTTTGGGGTCGATGTCTTGCAATTCTTCCTCCATGCCCATCTGAGAGATTGCCTCTGCCCAGTTACCTTGTTCAAAAGGGTAAAACTCCTCGCCCTCTTTCATTACCTCTTCGACCTTCCAAGCAATGTACTCAGAACGCTCTTCGTATTCATCGTACATATCTTGAATGCCAGACTCTAACCATCCATCGTATCCGTTACCCATGATTACACCTTTCTAATATGAAAATACTCAATGTTGTCACAAACTTCTTCCCAGTTATCAGCTAGATCTTGCTGATTGTAATCTTCCCACTCGCTGGAGCGATCCCGATTGACTTCATCAAGTATTTGTTTGGCATCCCAAATATGGGCAACACCACTATTCAAATCCGTCACAATAAACTTCATTGGCGGGTTGATCAGCTTGTCAATAAACTCTTCAGCGAATTGTTCTTCCCAGTTAATCATACATCACCTCTTCATCAAAAATTAATTCGGCATTTACTTGCCACTCATCACTATTCCAAATCTTAAGCCAGCTCTCTTCACCAACTTCTTGCATGGCTTTCTTTTCTAGAGCGTGAAATATCCTATCATATGCATTGGAATGTAACGGATCAAGAACCGCTACCAGTTCTTTTAATGACAGTTTGACAGTTTTCATACTTCCTCCTCTTCCTTGTCTAATAAAATTACATGGGAGTTATCGTAAACCACTTCCCCCAAAAATGTATCGGGCATCAGATAAGAGTCATAATTATTAGCGATCATATAATCGTCTGCCTCTTCTTCGGTCATGCGTGGTTCCACATGGTCAATACTATGAATAATTACCATCGGGGTAGCATCGCCCCCGACAACAAACTGACCATGAGTCATGCGACCAAACCAAACTGCACTCTTTTTCATTGCTCTTCTCCCAAGTGAATTGTTAATGTTACTGGTACACCATCTACATCATTCTCGATTAACCACAATACCATCGAGTCTACATCATCAAATCGAATGCTATGAGCTAGGTTTTTGGGTAACCGGAATTCCGACCCGCAAACCAGGCAAGTGCTGCCCTCGTGTGGAGTACGCATCTCACATGGAATGCAGTCTCTAAAACTGTCTGCTTTAAGTCTACCATCCTCGACTGCATCAAAGACGGCACTATAGCCACCTTGTTCGTAGATTTTTACTGCCTTTTCGTAGTTAGTCTGTTTCATTTTTGTTTTCCTCTTCTGTAAAATGGTTGCATACTCTGGTCAAAATTGCTACTGCCTCTCCGTAATCAATACTACCTTCATCCCATTGGGTATAGATATCGTTAACTGAAAAAAACAAGTCATCTAATTTATTGGTAATCATATTTCACTCCGATCTCTGTAAGCTTGGTTTAATTGGCATTCCATTACGCACACATCGTCTTTGTACCACCATCTAGGTTCGCAATTGTATTGCTTACCATGTAGTCGCAAACCCTTAATGAGGGAGGCCTTAGCCCCCCTCTCTGTCAAACCATATGCCTCAAAAGAGAAATTGCGAGAGTCATACCACGCTCTGTAGATTTTCATGACAGTTTCTCTGTTAAGTTACCTTCATTCCACATTGCTTTGGCAAAACTTACTACATCATCAGATGCGATGACATTGTTTGCTTTGGCATGGTGATCGATTACATCCAAAGGGCATTCGTTATCTGAAGGGAAATTATCACCCCACAATAAATCCCAAGGTTTGTTTCTTAAATCTGATTTGACATAGGTATCGCAAACCCCAAAATCAAACTGTCGCATGATGATGGCATTGGTGCAATCCAAACCCAAATAACAAGCATTATTAATTTGACCCGCAAGTTCATTGAAAGTCATATTGGGATGCTCATTTAGATGCTCACAAATATAAGCATCATCTATATCTACTACTAAAGTTAATTTCATAACTACCTCCCTTGTAAAATTATGATCCTACTGATATTGCAACAAAAACATATTAGGATAAACCCTAGTGTTGTGCTGCCACAACAAAACCAGGATTTACCCTACTAGGTTTTATACAATCCTCCGCACCCAATGTTCGCCAGTCATTGCACAATTAAGATTAAACACTTCGTCTATTTCTAATGCTTTGATGCGTTCAATCCAATTTTCTTCATACCCACGATCTTCATTAAAAAAATCTTCATCGTGGTAAGCAAGAATAGATTTATTACTAGCATCACGATACCCATCACCCCAAAAACATTCAAACTGTTTCATAATGTCAATTCCTCGCTTTCAATATCTAAATCATCAGATGAATATTCAAAATCTAGTTTGCCATCGTAATACATTTTCATGGCAATTTCTTCAGCTTGCTCCCAGTCTTCAGCCTCAATTTCTTCGACTGCATGGCGGATGCAACGCTCTTTAATACGCACTTCGAATGTTGGCATAATGCCCTCCCTTGTTATCGATCAATATTGATCCAGTAAAGCACTCATAGAATGCTTTACTAGGCAACATTAAACAAGCTCGTAACTACCCTTACCAAACTTATTCTCTAACCAAGTATTTGCCTCGACCATGTCTTTGATATTCAACACTCTAAAACTGGTTGAGCTATCAGTCACAAGTCTAAACAATGTGCCTTTTTTACGATGCTTTGCCATCTCGTAATCTTCGACCAGAATGCCGATAGCAGTTTCATCGTCATGCTCAAACCATTCTGTGCCATTGATCGCACCAAATTTAGACTTCCATTTACCTAACGATTTGACATGGTTATCCCATATGGTTTTGAATGGTGACTCTTTCCATTTTGACTGTGAGTCGGCAAACTCAATGTCAATACATCCACCATTGCCATCGTTATGTACCCATGCAAATTTTTTGCCGTTGTAGTAAAGGTTGAATTGATAACCTCCACTATCTTCGGTACGCCAAGATTTAAAAGCTTTAATTTGAAAAGTCATAAGTAATTCTCCCTTGTTAAATGATCAATATTGATCCTATATGCCACTCAATGAATGGCATATAAAACAATACTACGGATTTATTAATCCTTCATTAATTAATTGGTTTAATGTTCGACCAAAAAATCCTTGTAACTGGTAACCCAGTTTAGTGTCATGCAAGTACTGCCATGCCTCTAATACTTGCTCTTCACTATCTGCCTCAATAAAACCCTCTGCAATTCCAACGGCATCAAAATTATTCATTGCTTATGCTCCCTTCATTAAGTTTTTTAATTCTGCTTTTAATACTTTGGCATCATTGCCTCTAAATGTTGAGGCATTCGCTAAAAAATACATTATTACTGATTGAGCAGTATCCTCGTAATATTTATCATTAATGGTATTTAAATGCACCATTGCATCTAAGTAAGGTTTAGCACCAAAATAGGGTTTTGCCCATGCTTTTTTGATGTCATAAGCAATACTGCTAATTAGTCTTTTTTCCATTGATTTATTCTCCAATTAATAGGCACAATTGCCCTATCACTATAATAGCGAGTCAAGGATATAATTGCATCGGTAAAAACCCTAATATTGAAAAAATCAATCAATTCCAGGATTTGATCAATTTTCTTAATATGCTCCAAAACACGCTAAAACGATCATAGAGCGGTTTTTACTGTTTTGCTCATAAGTGCATTGGCATGGTTGCGATCGTTCAATATGGATTGATCTGATCGTTAGGGTTTACCCTTAGCCCGGTGTTGTTTCGCTGCAACACTTTTGCTTGTCAATAGGGGTTTACCCTGTGTGTTGTTTTCATACCACGGCCAGAAAAATAGTCAAAAAAATCCCCCAGCAATGGGGGATATAGGGTTATTGCCTATTGACAATTAGTATTTTTTTACTTTCTCAACAATGGTACTAACGCCATTATGCTTATAGCACAATAAACAAGCTTTACATTGTTGCCCAGTACAATTTTGCTTATCTTGATATTCTGTCTCTAATACATTATTAAAAGTCTTATCAAAATGCTTAGGGGGTTTAGATAATATGGTAGAAATTTTAGGATTAGAATAAATCAAAATCATATTATCGGGTTTAGTATTATTATCAAAATACTTTTTAATAATGCCATTTTGCTTAGTCCATAATGCAAAATTACATGATGGATTTTTAATAGCAATATTAACTAAATTGATTAAATGAATATCGTTAATCAATTCACCATGAGCATTAAATCTAAAAAATGCGTCCAATATAATTGGTAAATCATTATCTGGAATAATACTATTAGCTAAAGCTTGAGAATTACGCTCTAAGCTTGGTTGCATATTTTTGCGATAGCTCTTGAGCATGGTATGAGAATAGCATTTAGTGCAGATATTGCTAACATCGGCACTTGCATTTTGTTTAATGCAATATGGATTAGTGATAGTGTTACTGGATATTGCTTTAAATCCGTCAAGCTTTCCAGTCATTTTAGATATATGTATTACTTGGGTTTGCATAAATTCCTCCAGTTAATAGGCACAATTGCCCTATCTCATACAATAATGCCTTTTTTGTCATATTAGCATTAGGGCAAACCCTTATATTAAAAATTACAATCAAAGCCTGGAATTGATTAATTTTTTCTATATCCTCCAAAACGCTATAAAACGATCTTAGAGCGGTTTTCCATTGGGTTGATCCGTATGCATTGGGAGGGTTGCGATCGTGGAATGTAGAGCGTTTTGATCGTTAGGGTTTACCCTAAGGCCATGCACCATACCGGTGCAGCGTAGTTTGTCAAT